TCAGTCCCTGTACTGCAACTCAAATCGCTTTTTTGCCGCCATGTATGCATTCACACACGGCATCGTCGAAGAGTCCGCCTTGCAGGCATCTGGGGGTTGATAGAAGCGCTCCCAAGCAGCATTTTTGCGCTCTTGTCTGATTCGCTCCTGGCGAGCCAGCTCAAGCGCTTGCTGCCTCTGCTCCTCTTGAATCTCACGATCACGCTGTCTTTGCTGCTCTGCACGTTGCTGTGATCGTTGCAATTGGTCTGCTGCCCTCTGTGTCTGCGCCTGAACCTCCTTCAAAGCCTGATTCATGCGCCAAGCCAGAATTTGCTCATAGGCCAGCACCGAAAGTAGTGCACCGATAAACACACCTATCGCAATTTTGAGCACATCGACAAAAAAAGACCCCTCGGCACTCTCACTGGCATATCTGCCCATACCGCCCTCCTCCTATGCCCTCCAGTTTAATCAGGGCGACGGATCACGGCCCTCTAGACATACGCGCTGCGCTGCGCGGACTAGGCCAGCTTGGGCGCAATTGCAACGACGCGGCAGCGTCAAACCAGCAAGATCAGGTAGCAGACGACTGGCGCGCTAGTGCCGCACTGAGCACATCACCGGGCACGTCGCGCGACTGAGCGGTGACATCACTGCAGCCCACTACGCACCTGTGCATTGCGCGCAGATAGACCCTGTAGATAAGCCGCGCCAGGGTCCTGCTGCGCGAGAGGCGCGACGACAACCTGCAGTTGCTGCGGGGGATGCTGTTGGGCCGGACGTGCCTCATGCCGAGGCTGATCCGTAGACCGGCGCGGAGCTTCGCGGGACGGCAGCTTGAAATCAACGAAAAAGCCGCGCTCTACGATGTGCTTGCACAGACCCTCAGGCATATAGAGCAGGGTTGCCTGCTGCGTGTAGCACTTGCACTCGCCTCGCATGACGACGCAAGCAGCAGGGTATGGCGCCTCAACGGGCTGGGTGACTGAATCGTAGGCCGGCGCACTGTGCGGGAAGCCGGGGATGCGAGGCACGCGAGCGTCTACATATTCCGCAGCTGTCAGCACGCGGCCCTCATTTCCTGCCCGTCCTGGTGCTTGCGACGCACCCGCCGTGGCCACCGGCTCGGCCTTGCCCTTGACTACATTCTTGTAGACGCCACTGACCGCAAAATAGATCATCGTCGGCGCCAGGATCACGGCAGCCAGTGCCGTCCAGACAGCACGCGGAATTTTCTTTTTCCCTGTGTGCAGACTCGCGCTTTTGTACCAGCCGTAGACCTCTTTCGGAAAGCCGACCATGGAGACCGTGCCGGTCTTGCCGCTCCCATCTTTTTCGCAGTTCGGATTGACGGCCGCCCACTCTATGCAACTGACCAGGTCAGCACCGAATGTGCGTTTCAGGTGTCGGTGCCACCCAGGCGAGCCAACCAGGCGCCGCACAAAGTTATCGATGTTCTGGGGATGCTGCGTGACCAGGTAGAAATCCATGCCCCGACGCCGATGCTCGGCCAGCATGCGGATTTCGTCCGGGACGATCGCACTTGCACCGCGCACGGGCATATCGTTGTGGCACTCATCAATCAGGAAGATGGTGCCGTCAGGCTCTTTCTGCCAATCCTTGAAATCGATCCGCCTCCAGTTCGAAAGCTCACCGCCCTCAACTGGCTCAAAGCGCCCGTTATGGCAGACGGGGCGACCCTCTTTCACACTTCGCTCACGCACCCATTTCAGCGTATTGAGTGTCTTGCCTGCGCCATTGGCGCCAGTAATCAGATACAGCATGCCGACCTCACTGTTTACGGAATCGCTTCACTGCGCCAGTCATGCCCGCAAGACTCAGGCGTACCGCAACTGCGGACGTAATGATGCTGATTGCGACACCAACTTTCATATACGAAAGCAAACCAACTAGCTCAGGTGGCAGACCAAAAAACGCAGTTAGAGCGTCAGACTTCAGACGGTCAAGTGCGGTATCAACGCCCATGTATGTAATGACCGATATACCCAACGAAATGAGCACCTGACCTGCGAGACTCCCCGCGATGTTTAGGAACATGCCGCCCAGAGCGGCGAGAAAAACAGGCATTTAATTACTCCCTCGCAACGCCGGAAACAATACGGAATCCAGCCAGACTAGACACTGCGACCAGCACCCAGCCCATATATTCAAGGCCAGGACAGATACGGGACATGGGCAAAGATACTTCGGTGCCCCACACAGTCACCGACAAATCAGATATGCATTGGCCGCCACCAAGCAAATTGTCCTGACTCAGCTTCCCAGAAACATCCACATCTTTATTCCCGGGTAGATCTTTAGTCACGTCGCGATTTCGTCCCTTAGCAACTTCCGCGTCATATAGCTTCGATTCCGGAGACTCATTCACGAAGAGCTCACAAGCCCGTTTGTGCTGCTCTTTCGCAATCGCACAAAGCAATACATCGCCCTCACACGTGAAACCCGCAGAGCAAGAGCCGCCAAACTTGCCTTTGCCATCGCCGCAGTCATCACCTTTGCAATCACCGCCCCCGGTGCCGCCCCCCGTATCGACACCACCGCCTGTGCCGCCTCCTGTGCCACCGCCTGTGCCGCCGCCCGTGCCACCGCCTGTGCCGCCTCCTGTGCCGCCTCCTGTGCCGCCTCCTGTGCCGCCTCCTGTGCCACCGCCCGTGCCACCGCCCGTGCCGCCACCCGTGCCACCACCCGTGCCACCACCCGTGCCACCGCCCGTGCCACCACCTGTGCCACCGCCAGTGCCGCCGCCTGTACCGCCGCCCGTACCGCCACCTGTCCCGCCGCCTGTCCCGCCGCCTGTGCCGCCGCCCGTGCCACCTCCTGTGCCACCGCCAGTGCCGCCTCCTGTCCCGCCGCCTGTACCACCTCCTGTGCCGCCGCCCGTGCCACCTCCTGTGCCGCCGCCTGTACCACCTCCTGTGCCGCCGCCCGTGCCACCTCCTGTGCCGCCGCCTGTACCACCTCCTGTGCCGCCGCCCGTGCCACCTCCTGTGCCACCACCAGTGCCGCCCGTACCACCACCAGTACCGCCACCAGTGCCGCCGCCTGCGCCACTGCCATCACCTGGCGTATTGCCTGCGTTGCCGTCGCACTTCGCTCCAGTCTGCGTACCATCACCGCCCCACATCCAAACACCCGATGAGTTTTGGAATGCAACGGTGCTATTAAGAGTGACAACGCAGCCCTTTTCACACATCGCAGTAGGCACACTCCCCGGGCGATCATCAAAATACAGCTTTGTCCCCGCTTTGCAATTCTCCGGCTCATCCTTTACGCATTGATTCCCATCTTTTTCCTTGTATTCCGCATTGCAATTACAGGTGCCAGCCGCGTTACCCGTGGAATTAGCAGGACACTCGAACAAAGACCCGTAGCCCACAGATATGGAATTGTCAGTTGGCGGTTTGATATTCGTATTTGAGTACTTGACGTCGCAATAACTACCGCTCACAGCAACACCCGATGGAGACCAGCCTGAGGGCCATTTATACGCCCCGCTAAAAGCGGCGCACACGGCCTCAGCACTGTTAGCCCGCAACAATGGGCCGTTGGATACAGGGTTGGGCACCGTGTAGATTTTTGCTTTTGGAATCGCGGCATTTGATATCAGGGGAGATATCAAGCAGCAGACCGCTAACATGCGTAGCACTACGCGGAAAAGATAAGCCATGCGGCCCCCAGCATTGCGATGATTACAAACAGGCCCATGGCACCCCCTCTTTGAAACGCCACCCGTGGCGCTTTAAAAAAGGCCCCGCAGCCGGCCGGTCTGCGGGTTCCTACTGGCCGATCAGGACAGCGCCTTGCGCACCCACTGGAACGCCTTGACGCCCACGTAGATCAGCAGCACGGCGGCGCCGATCAGGCCGATGGGCACAGCTTGCGCACCGATATCGGTGACGACGGCGCCAACGTCCACCGCAGCGGCATTTGCGCCACCAGCGGCCAGGGCTGCAGCAGCAGCGATTGCGGCAATGCGCGCGGTTTGGGTATTGATGCGATTCATGGTTTCAGTCCTCTTGAGTTTGGTTTCCGTCGGTATTTCTGAGCGTCTGGATCAGGACTCGAAAGCCCCAACCGACAGCCCAGATCAGCAGGACGGCGCCGCTGATTGCTGCGCCCTCTTCGGCACTCAGCGAGAGCACCGGGAGGGCAAATTCGTGCTGCACGGTGACCGTGCAGGCTTGCGCGCACTGAATGACCTGGTCAGCCATTGCTGTTGATGCGGTGCAGGGCAGTGGCCCGCATCCGCGCTGTGTAGATGCGAGTGCGCCGATCCATCCAGTTGCCGATGCTCGATATCGCGCGAGTAATGAGCGACATGAACAGCCCGAAAGCGAGGGCGCCGAGGGCACCACCGCACATGGAGAGCCATACGACAGTGCCCGCGAAGTGCCGCAACTGCGCATCCGTCAAATCGATGAACATGTATTCCCCTCTCTATCTGTACAGATGGCTGCGGCTTGCGCGTCAGCTACGCATGCCGCACAAGCCGCTGCCATCTGCCGTACGCATCCACATGAACGGTCCGTTCGCTTCGATTCGCCGCGGGGTGTGTCGGATTCGCACAAAGCGCGAAAAACCGCCGCCCGTTGGTGCGAACTCAGGCAAGAGAAGCTCGCCTGTCTCAGCATTGACGTAACCGCCTCCCTTCGCCGGCCGAAAGCGGTCGGTGATCGCAGCATTGCCCTGCACATACGCAGGCCAAAGCACCCAGCGACGGCAGCCGCGACCAGACTCATCCAGGCCCCCTGCCCCATGAATTCGTGCCCCATGCGGGAACCCCCCTTGAATCTTGGAAACGTCCTTCGTGGCGTACTTCATGAGGTAGGCCACGGGCGCATAGGCCTCGACGCGGTTGGACATGCCATGGCCCCACATAGGCGCTTGCCAGACGCCACGTGCGCGCCATGCGCGGTCAGGCTTCGGGGGCGTTAGACCGGCATCCAGCCAAACCACTACGTGGTAATGGATCACGCCGCGCCGCTGCAGCTCAGCAACCCATGCGTAGCGCACTTTCTTCTCGCCCGTGCGGCTGTAGTGCCACTTGCGCAGACCGTCGAGAAAGCGGCTGATGTGCTCCGGGCGCCAGTCGCGGTTTGTTCCCGCATAGGTCAGCGTGAGCATCCATACACGCTGATTTTTTGGACCCTGGTTGTGCAAGCACTTGGCCGACACGCCCAGCGCTTTGCGCATGCGTGTCAGGCGGGTTTTTTGGTGGTCGATTTCAATGGTGTTTTCAGTGAAGAAATCGACTACCGAAACACCCTTGCAAGTTGTTGATAGTGAGACAAGCCCGGCGCTTCGCGCCTTCTCGCCCTGCGCGTCGGCCAGGGCCTGCCCAGAGGCCGCAGAACGAGCGCGCCAAGCCTCTACCACCCCACCCATACGGGCGGACTGCTGCCAAGGTTGGAATGCCGGGCGCGCGTCTTCGTTGAAGCGGAATTCGCTCATACCGTGCACCCGACTTCAATGATGAAAGCCGCCCAGGCGCGCAGGCGCCAATGCAGGTCATAGACCCGGCGATCAAAGTCCGGAGGCAGGCGCCGAGCGCGCTCGATGAATTCCAGATCGAGCAGCCCTTGCTTGAGCGCGAACAGGTGCCGCGCCATGTCGCTGGGACCATCGGCGCGATACACAGGCAACAGGCGCACGGCGGCAGTCATCAGAAGCCCTGCCCGCCCAGCGGCACGTCCCCAGCCCAATAGCTGGCATCCGTGTACACCACACCGTCATCACCAATGGTCAGGGAGACAGTGACGCGATCCGCCTTTGCAGCGGACTGGTGCGAGTTGAAGCAAAAAAGGAGCGCCAGGAGCGCCCCTTCTGCCATGGCTTCGCGTGCAGCGTTGTCCATGGTCAGCCCCTCAAGCAGCGGCTTGCGCCTTCGGGGTGATCTTGAGCAGCTTCGGCTGCAGCGCGAGGTCGCCGTTTCGCGTCACGTAGAACGAGCGCGGGTCCAGCGTGTACTCGCCGACCGGGTAGTACAGGGCGGCGCCGTCGCCATCCTTTTCGAGAATGATCTCGGTCTTTTCCGGGTAGGGGTTGGGCTTGCCGTTCCGGTCAAACGTGTGCACGTAGACGGTCTGGAAATTCAGGTCATAAGGCTTGCCCGAGGCCTTTGCGTTGCCGCGCTGGTTGCGGACATCGGTCGACTTCACCGAAATTTGAATCATGTGAGCTCCTGTGAATGACTGCAACATGCAGTCACAGGGCTGGACTATGACGTTGACTGCACATTGCAGTCAAGGGCTGGCGATAATGACTGCAATCTGTAGTCAAGACGCCACAGGAGAACACATGCAAACGACGATAGAACTATTGGAACAGGCCCTCAAACAGCACCCCGCGCCGTACTGGACTCAGCGGCTAAACCTTGCGCGCACCACGCTGGCGACGGCCAAGGTTCGCGAGCATCTAAGCCCCGCGATTGCCGGAGCCCTGGCAGAAGAAATGGGCGAGGATGCCCAAAAATGGATGGTGATCGCAGCCCTGGAGGGTGAGCGCGAAAGTGCGTGCAAGTCGCGCATGGTGCGACGATTTCTGGTCGGCGGCGCCCTCACCCTAGGCGCCGTTGGGACCGCTGCGGCCCGGGCGGTCTGTATATTATGTTAAATCACAAACGCAGATAACAGCCTGAAAACCAAGGCAAGGCACTCCTCCAGTGCGTTGCCTGCTTCGTTTTCAGCTGCTCAAGACGGTTTCCAGTCCTTCAAGCTCCTGCTTCAGCAAAAGCGCGGTTTCCTGTGGCTCGAACTGGCGCTGCAGCAGCGGGATGGTGAAGACGTAGCTTGCATCGTGCACGCCGTGGGTTTCATCGCGGCGCAGGACGTAGGCCAGTTGCAGGCGCGCCAGGGACCGGCGCAAGGCCTGGGCCTGGCCGGTGGCGCCGTGGGACTGGACCAGGGCGTCGAGTGCGGTCAGGCTGGTCTGTCCTTGCTGGGCCGTGTGATAGACGGCGATGCGGTCCAGGCGGCAGGCCTGTTCGTCGGTGCTCAAGCGGCCCCATCCCACCAGCGCGTCCTGCACGGGCTGGGATGCCATGGCCTGGCGCAGGTGGCGTTCTTCGATGACGCGTTCGTCGGGTCCCAGGGCTTCCAGGCATTCCTGGCAGAGGATGGCGACCAGGTTGGCGCGCCTGCCGCTGGCCTCTATCAGCCGCTCGGCCAGAGCGTCGTTGGCAAAGCCCAGGCGCAGCCTGCGCAGCGGTTCGGTGGCCAGGGCGTGGCATGCCGCTGGCTCCAATCCCCCAATGGCCAGGATTTCGCCGAAGTTGCGCAGCGGCGACTGGTAGTCGAGCAGCGCTGCCGCGTACAGATCCCAGAATCCCGCCAGCATGAACCAGCAACGGCCCTCCTCGCTCAGCGCGCGCAAGGCGCTGAGCTGGGGGTAGCCATTGCGGGCTTCGTCGCGGAAGAACAGGTCGGCCTCGTCGATCAGCAGGTACAGCCGCCTGCCCTGCGACTGCTTTTGCAGGTGTTCGATGATGGCCTCCAGCGGTGTTTCCACGGGAAGGCCGAACTGCGTGGCCAGGCGCGGCGTGAGGCGGTGGTCGCGCAGCGAGATGTAGTGGCAGGCGATGGCCGGATGCTCCTGCAGCCGCCGCTGCACGGCCTTGAGCAGGCTGCTTTTGCCGAGCTGGCGTCCTCCCACGACCAGGTAGTTGGCCGGCTCTCGGTTGAGCACGCGGGCCAGCAGGCGCTCGCGGCCAAAGAAAACGTCCTCGCGCGTTACGCCGCCTCGCGTCTGGTAGGGCGATATGCGCGTGACCTGCAACTGCGTGGCCAGCAGCCGCAGCAGCACCTGGTCCGGAGCGCCGCCCAGCAGCCATTCGGTCTGCCCCGGGCTGTCCAGCAGCACGTGCAGGTTGGCGCGGTCCTGGGCATGGCGCTGCAGCAGCGGCATGGGCGACTGGGGATGGTGCGGGCTCACGATGAGCACCACATCGCCGCCGGTTTGCAGCAGGCGCAGCTGGCGCACGAGCTCGCCCTCTTCCAGCTCCGCTGGGGGCGCATAGACCAGGCAACGGCCCAGGGCGATGGGCAGCTCGGGCGGCAGCGTCCACTCGAACATGTCTCCGGGCACGGGCCACTCGCCTTGCGCCGTTTTGCAGACGGCGGACAGGCGTTCCGCCAGGGCCCGCACGCGGGCGCCTGGGCTTGCGCCGGCAAGGCGCAGGGCCCGCTGCCAGTCCGGCGGGCGTATGCCTGCAGCGCGCAGGACGGCGGAACGGCGGCCGGTCAGCCGCAGCAGCCGGTCCAGCTGGGGCAGATGCTGGTAGGGCTTGCGGCGCAGGCGCTCGGGCTTGAGCTGTGCCGGGCCTATCAGCGGATGGCGCACCAGCCACAGCAGGGCCAGGCAGCCAAAGACCAGTGCGCTGGTCCAGATGACGCTGCGCAGCCATCCAAAGGGTTCATGCTCGGGCTGGCCCGGCGAGGGGCTGCAGTTCAGCGGCAGGTAGCGCGGCGGAGTCGGAGGCAGGCCGCCCTGGCAGCTCCAGTCCCAGCGTTGCCTGTCCAGTTGCAGCAGGACCTGGGTTCCGGCGAGCACGCCCATCTGGCTGTCGCGCACCACGTCCGCCTGCAGCACGAAGGGCCTGGGCGAGCTCATGCGCACGCGCGGTTCGGCAATGTCCGGCGCCACGCTGGCCAGGTCCTGCGGCCAGCTTTCATGCTGGCGCACATGATCCATCAGGGCCAGGCGCCACAGGATGATTTCGTTCCAGACCCGGCCCGAGCTTTCCGCGCCCTGCAGGCTGCTGCGGGTGACGGGGTTGTAGCGGGGCAGCAGGATGGCCGTGCCGATGAACAGCGTGACCAAGGCGAGCAGCGCGGCGCGCCACCAGGATCTGGGCAGTTGCACAAGCCGGCCCAGGCCGCTCATGCCTGCAGCACCGCCACGGCGGCTTCGCGGGCAATGTCGCAGCGCCAGTGCAGATGGGCGCCCTCACCTGCTCCGCGCACCTGCAGCAGATTGCCCCAGAACAGGCGCCGCAGCACGGCATCCTGCAGATAGGGGCGTGCACGGCCCAGCGATGCCGCGTCCACCAGCCCGCGCAGTTGCTCGCGCGTGGCAGGCTCCTGCGCCAGGGGCAGCAAGGTCTGCCACAGGCGCGCGCTGGCCACCAGATGGGCGCGCAGCAGGGGCGAGTGCACGGAAGCGACGCCCACGCCCTGCTCCACCAGCCATTGCAGCGCTTCCTCGAAAAGCGCGGGATGCCCGCCCGTCAGCGCCTGCAATGCCTCGATGACCTCGGCCGGCCAGGCCGTGCCGGGCCAGCGCTGGCGCGCCATCAGGGCCAGGTCTTCCAGCGTGGGATCGGGCCAGTGGGCCACCTGGCCGATGTTGAGCAGCGACAGGTCACCGCTGCGGTACTTGAGGTCGGCCAGGGCCTCGCTGCCGCACAGCAGCAGGTGCAGGCGGCCGCTGTGCATTTCGCTGAGGCTGCGCAGAATGCCGGCCAGTGTCTCGCGCAGCTGCGCCGTGCCCTGCTCGAAGCGGCTGACCAGGCAGAACAGCCGGCCGCCGGCCAGCAGGCGCTTTTCCAGCAGGGCCTCGAATTCGTAGTCCGAGCCCACTTCGCCCAGCCCGCATTGCCGGCCCAGGGCCGCAAAGTAGTCGGCCGCAGCCGTGCTCACGCTGTAGGGCGGCTGGATGTGCAACACCGCCTCGGCGCCATACTGGGCGCGGGCACGCAGCAGCAGTTCCTGGCGAAACGGGGGCTGCCCCCAGTGCGCGGGCGACAGCAGCATGGTGATGGCATAGGGCCGGGCCTGGGCCAGCTGGGCGAAAAGCCGGTCCATGAAGCCTGCAAAAGGCTGGGCGCCAGCGGCGGCGGCCTGCAGCGGAAACTCCGTGGCAAAGCCAGCGGCGGAGAACAGGCGATTGGTCTCCGCCTCCGTCAGACGCAGGTACTGGGCGCAGGCGGCCAGCCGGTCGCGCGAGCGCGGATTGGGCAGGGAAACCCCATTCCTCCAGTTGTTGACGGCTTCCCGGCTCAGCCCGATCTCGGTGGCCACGCCCGAGGCGCTGGCGCGGATGCGGCGCATGTACAGGCCCAGCAAATGGCCGAAATCCTCGTGAACGCCTGGTGCCACGGCAGCACCCTGTTCAATGGCGGTGGGCTGCATCAGCGACGGCTCCGCTCAGGAAAACATCGCCTGCTGGCGCAGATCCATCCTGCCGGGGCCATGGTCCGTATCCTCATCCTGTTCACCCTCTCCTGGGATTCAGTTGGTCTTGTGCAATTTGTTTCATTTTGCCGAGCGCGGATTGTCTCAGGATGCGGCATCCCCGCCACCCTGCCCCGCAAACTCCCGTCGCGCGCCGGCCATGCGGTACAGAGGCAGCACCACCGCCAGCACCAATCCAAAAGCCAGCCAGAGCCACAGTCCCTTGCCTCTGAAGGCCAGGGCCGCAATCACGGTGAAGGCCACGGCCTCGCACAGCCCGCGAAAGCCGGCCCGCAGCATGAACAGCCCCACGATGCCCTGCACGGGCGACACGCCGCTCTTGCGCAGGCTGGCCATGGTGTCCAGCAGGGCCTGCACGGATTCCTGGGCCTGGAGGTCACGCTCCTGGTCCCGCTCGCGCAGCCGGGTGATGGCCATGGGCTGGGCCGGATTGGTGAGGGCGGTGCCGTCGGCGCCCTCTTCCTGGCCGGGCTGCGGATAGACCTCGCCATCCGTATCGACCAGCACCTGGCGCTCCGGGTAACGGGACAGCCAGGCGTGGTGGCTGACCCATTCGCCAGCATCGAAGTGGTAGCGCTCGCTCTCGCCCACCTGGTCGTAGAAGACATGCAGCACCGCCGCCTGCAGCCCGTGCTGGAACAGCGTCTCCAGCAATCGCCAGGGCATGCCGGCCGTGGTGCGGGTGTCAAAGCCCAGCTCCAGGTGCTGGGGATGGCCCAGGGCGCTGGCATTGGCCCAGTCGTCATCCCACAGCGCGGACTGGTCCAGGGCGGGGTCCAGCTCATGGATCCAGCGCTCGGCCTGCTCCCAGGACTGCCGGGCCAGGTACTGGCAGATCAGTTGCACGCGGCGCAGCTGCAGGGGCGTATCGAAGAACAGATAGAGGTGATGGACGTTGCTGGACAT